AAACCGTGTGCCCGAGGGCCGAAAAATCCCCTTGCCACCGCCCGGCGCTTTGCCTAAACCCCCCCTCACCAACCGGCGAGGCCCGTTCGTCTATCGGTTAGGACGCCAGGTTTTCAACCTGGAAAGAGGGGTTCGATTCCCCTACGGGCTGCCACTTGCTTTGTGATGTGTTTATTCTCAGTCACTTAGCACCCGATTTTGTCCCACCAGTTCACACCGGGCCGAAAAGTGGGACACTTTTGTTCTAGGTCTGTCCGGTAATCTTCTGTAGCGCTGCGGCTGCCCGAACCTTCTGACTCGCGCTCCGCGTGTATCGCGTCACCTCCTTCGACGTCTGGTGCCCGGTGATGGCCATGATCTCGAATTCGGTGCATCCGAGTTCTGCCAGACGGGCCGCAGCCGCCTTCCGCAGTCCGTGGATAGAACAGTGCGGAAGCCCTGCCGTATCGCACCACTTGCGCACGCGGTTTCCGAATCCGTTGTTCGTGAATGGCTGCCCGTTCGCGTTGGCGAGGAAGGTCAGATCACCCTTCGGACTTGCGTCCAGGATAGCTTGCAAGGCCGGGATGATCGGCAGTTCCAGCCGCACCGGGTGCCGGTCCTTACCCTTCTGTTGCGTGAAGCAGAGCCACCCGTCTTGAACGTGCTGACGCCCCATTAACACGAGGTCCGAACGCCGCTGCCCGGTGTAGAGCGCCAGCGCTAGGGCGAGACGCGCAGTCGTGCCCACGGGGTGTGCCGCCTCGTACTTCTCGATCTCCGCAAGGGTCCAAGAGTGGTAGCCCTCGGATTTAGAACGCAGAAGTTCAACGTTAGCAGCCGGGTTGTGGTCGCAATGCTCATACAGCACGGCGAACCGGTATAGCTGGCGCAGCACCTTCACCATCGAGTTCGCCGCCTCTGGGGTCTCGCGCATCTCGTCACGACGCTTCCGAATGTTGACTGCACCCAGCAACTTGAAAGGCTTGTCCCCGCCGTTCTTGTGCAGACAGAACCGCTCTAGGATGGCACGCCGCGTCTTCTGCGTCTTCGGGTTCAACTCTGCGAACATTGCGCTCTGGTAGTACTGGGCGCACAGCCATCTAATGCTCGCGGGCGTCATCTTCGTCGCCCGTCCCGGCTTTGCACTCTCTTTTTCAGGAACGCCGCTCAGCAAGTCCCGGTATCGAATATAGAACTCCGCCGAACCGTACTTCTCTCTGATCCGCACCTTCGGTTGCCCCGGTTTTCGGAAATAGACCCGACGGTTTCCATGCCGGTCGAAGTCCCCAGAGATGTATTTCAGTTCCCGACTCTTCATCATGTCTCACTCATCGTCCCAGGGATTCGGCGCTTCGACCACCCCACCTGGAATGTCTTCTAGGCAGGAGTCGAGTTGCCTGACGTCCCAGAGCGTACGGTTATAGATGCGCTTGGCAGGGGGCATCATCCGATCACGGATCATCTTGTCGAACGTCACCGGACTCACGCCGACGTATGCCGCAGCCTCGCCACGGCTCAGCATCCGCGCACATGGCAACGGAAGGATACGCGGTTTTTCGGCTGCGGCACTCATTTGTCAGAACGCCCGGATACGCACGTTCACAGTCGCAGCGTCCACCGCCGCCGCAGCAACGGCCACGCCGAGTTCGTTGTTGCCGGTCTCGGTTGTGGTCGCCAGGGACACGCTGTCATCCCAGTAGATGACGTCGCCTGTACCAATTTCATCGGCAGCGACTTTCGGCATTTCCCAGACGCCGTGCGTCGCAACGTCAATGGGTTGTCCGGCAAGCGCTGAATGCAGCGCCACGCCGACGATTGCGCCTTCGAAGACGGGTTCGCCGCCTGTAGCGGCAGGGCCGGTGATGGTGAGGTTTTCGCCCCTCTGGACGTAATTCGTTGCCATGTCAGAGTCCTTTCGAAGTGACTGGATAGGAGATGGTTCGCGAGACGCCCGACATGCGGGCAATCTCCGAGTTGATGGCCGACAGAGCGCGTCTCAGTTCTGCGTCAGAGCGGTATTCGACTTCCTGCCCGTTGGCGTCGCGCAGGCGGCGTTCGCCGCTGTAGCGGGCCGCTTCTAGGTCCGCGCGCATCTGTTGAAGCTGTGCCAGCGATGCCATGGTTAGACGCCCGGATTCAGGTACGCACCGCGCCAGTCGATGGCACCGCAGCCGAAGTCCAGGTGGACGCGGAAATCCATGCCCAGAACGTCCCAGCCCTCGCGGCTGGCCATCTGCGGCCCTTGGGCGCTGGAAAGGAAACTGTATTCCAGGACGGGCAGAACCGCCGGGTCCGCGAAGATGTAGAACGACGCATCCGTGATGCGGGGTTCGACCAAGAGAGTGAGACGTCCCGCGAAGGGATTGGTGTCTTCCACCGCCGCCGCATAGATGCTGGCCAGGACTTGTTCCGCCGTCGTTTCCAGTTCCGGTCCGACCAGAAGGAACTTCGGCGTCGCGTTGATCGGCGTCTTGCCGTCGAGAGCCTTCATGCTGCGCATCGCCTTGCGCGCGGCATCCAGCGCCGCTGTGGTCAGGGCCGCACCCGCCGCAAGGTTCCCGTGACCGGCATGGAACAGAGCCGTGGCGTCCTCATTCATGGTCGGGTTCGACAGAAGAACCGCCAGAATCAGGTTCGCTTCGGTCTCGGCAGCCATTCGGCCAGCGGTCGCGCCCCAGTCGCGGAACGCCCCAAGGTCGTCGTTGATGAGGGCTTTGCGAGAGATGCTGAACTGCGTCCCGTAGGTGTCCAGTGCATATCCCTCGGAAGTCTCCGAGCGGCTGGTGTGCGTGATCTCGCCCGACTCCGATACCTTCTGCAACTGGCCCACGTCGGACATTTTCAGCATGGTCTTGGTGCGGAAATCGTTGATGGTCGATTGCCGGGCCAGGGTGGACTTCACCGGCGACTGCGCCGCCTGATACGCAGCCACCAGAGTCCGGTTGCCGGTGCTGGTCAGAAGCTGCGGAAAGTCCGTCGTGCCGTGGATGGCGTTCCGAAACAGGGTATCGGTGTCCATGCCACGGGTGGACATGCCTTGCGCTTCGACCGATGCCCGCGCCATGTCGCGGAGGCTTTCGCCCATGAAGGGCCGAACTTCGTCCTTCGGCGCTGCACCGGTCACACGGGCATAGAGCGCGTCCGCGCGCCGCTGCATCGTCGTGGCGGCGTCGTCTTGCGTGGACACCACACGGATGCGCGGTTGCGACGCGGCGCGCTTCTGAGTTTCCTCGAAAGCCGCTGCCCGCGCTTCGGTAACCGTCGCGTCGCGGTCAATGAGGTCGTCGGCCCATTCGGCGCTCAGGTTGGCGCTCCGGGCGACTTGGCGAATGGCGGCGCGGGTTTCCACGCGGCCTTCATCGCGGATCAGGGTTTCGTCTTCGGTTGTCACTGTCGAGTCCTCTCGGTTACGAAATTTGGCCCCCGCGTCGGCAGGGATTGGAACGGCGGACGCCTCAAAGATCGACCAAGCCACCGCCGTTCGGATGCGCGCCTTGGTCTGAGGATCGGTGGTCGTTTTCCATTGGGTGACGCGATAGCCGACGCTGACACCGCGAAGCGTCCCTTCGGCTATGCGTTGGACGACGGGGGCGGCGTCGCTGGCACCGCTCAACTGGATCGTTGCGACCAGTTGGCCGGTTTCGATGCGGAAGGCCGCGATGGTCCCGATGACGTCGCGGGCGCTGTCTTGGCGATGGCCGTCCAGAACGGGTGCCCCGAGTAGGTTGGACGTGTCCAAGCCCGCCGGGTCCAGCCGTTCGATGTAGGAACCGCGTTGATCGTTTCGCAGCACGTCCGAGAACGTGGAAATCACGGCTTCGACAGAGTTGCGCTCCGGGTCGAAGGTTGGCGGTGTGAAGACAGCCGCGCGAGTGAGAGTATCAGGCGTCACCGGGCTTCTCTTTTTCCAAGGCCAATTCCGCGTCGAGGTCTTCGAGCGACCAGCCGCGTTCTGCGACGGCTTTCCGGCGCGACGTTAGCCCGGCTTCGAGTTCGGCAATCGTGGCCTGCGTGTCTTTGAGCGGGTCCACCTGCATTGGGCGCGGCGGCAGCCAATCGGTGGCATAGCCACGAGGATTGGTCTCGAAGTCGGGTGCGGCGAGGTCGCCAGAATGGACTCCCAGCGTGACGACTTTTTGCCAGACGGGGTTCAGGAACTGGGGCACGAGGGTGCCATATTGAATCTGCTCCACCCGTTGGCGGAAAGGCAGAAGGCCCGCGCGAAGCGACGAATAGTTTGCATTCGACAGGTCGCCTGAAACCATGTGGTCGGGCAGGCCCAGACCCGCCGCCAACTGGCGCAGATTCAGCGCAATAAACGACGCGGTTTCGCTCGCCTGTGTCGGGCTGTTGAACCGCACGTCATAGCCGCCCGGCAACCGAATTAGCGCGCCAGGTTCAAGCGATGCCCCGTCTTCGAAGGGGTCCGACCCGTCGCCAAGGTCGTTCTGATTCACGATGAACCCGGCGCTCATGGCGGCGACCTTGCAGCCGACAAGCAAAGCGTCGCAAAGCTGGTCGAACTCGGACACGGGCAGGATGATCGGGGCCAACCAGGAAACGCCTCGCACCTGACCAGCGGCAAGGGGCTTCATCACGTGAAGGATTTGGTCCGCTGGCACCCGAACGGCAGGCGCATACCCATCGAACAGGCTGGTCGGTCGGGCCGAAAGCACATGGTATGCGACCCTCGTTCCTTCCGCGTCGAACTCCACGCCTTGAACGATGTAGCCGCCACCGCGAAGTTCGCGGGTCAGGCTTTCGTCAACCAGTTCGCATGGAAGAAGGCGCAGTCGAACGCTGCGGTCGGTCGCGACGACTTGGATGAACGCTTCACCATCAACCACCAGCGACCGTGTTACGTCCGCTTGCAGACCCTCAAAGTCGGTGCGTTGATCGGCGTCAGCTTCGTCGGTGAATGCCCGCCAGTGTTCTGTTAGTTCGGACCGCGTTTTGGCGTCGGCATGGCGCGGGGCCGGGACGATGCCGGTGCCCACAAGGCTACCGACCCAGTTCGCGACGCCTTGGTTTACCCAAGGGTTGTTGTTGGCCAGATACCGGGCGCGGGACCGGACTTGCACCGCAGCCGCACCAACCTCTGGGTTGATGCGCTGGAACGTGCCCATCCCGGTTCCGCGCCGTCCCCCAGCGGCGGCGTCGAAGCGCCTTTCGCGCGCAGTCGCAGGCTTGCTGGGGCGCAGCAACGCAGGCAGAAACTGGAAGGGCATCACATCGCCCCAGCGGAGCGCGCAATCTCGATTGCGATTGGCTTGCAGAGAGCGGTGGCAGGAAGCACTGAGGTTGCTTCAATCGTTCCGAAAAGGCTCTGCCGTCCAGGATGGTAGACGTTTCCCGAGTCAGCATCCTGCAACTGTCCGAATTCATCTGCACGGACCCATTCAAAACGGAACTCAAGGGCGTCAGCGTCGAAGGGTCGGATAGAAGTCGCCTGCAAGAACCAAGTCTGGTTGGCGACTTCATATCCATCTCGCTCGCACTGGCCCACCTCGCACATCACATCGTTTTCGAGGGCGGTGACGAAACCTTTGAAACCCGGCTCGTCAAAAGCCCCGGCGACGGCTGGGTTGTCAGATTGGCCAGCGATAGCGGTCGTTTCCAGCCTGTGCCCGACGGTGGCCAACAGGATGCGCGTCTTGCACACCTCAGCCAAGTCGTACTTCGCGGCACGGCGAGGTCCGGTGACACCGGCCACTGGGGACAACAGTTCCGCCGCATAGAGCGTCTTCGCCTTTCGCAGAATCATCGCCGCATCAGAGCGATTCTCGGCCTTCGCGCAGTGTTCGGCGAACTCTTGAAGGGTAACGGGGGGAAGGTTCGGTCGCATGTTGCCTCCTATCATTTGGTCTGCAACCTAACCTTCCAGTTGCGATTCGTCTACAAGTTTTTCTTCTAGACGAATCGCTCGCGTTGTGATTTAGGGGTGCGTGCTACGGCACCTGCCATCGTGCGTGGCTCCTTTGTCACCGGCCCAGCTAGCGTTCGCGGTTGGGTCGGTGGCGCAAAATGTAGAGGTAACAGCTATGATGCATGTCCTGGTCTTGAACCCTGAGTACTGCCAGCACATGAGTGAAGCGAAGCTGAGAGAAGCGGTGCTAAATGTCATGCATGAGTGCTACAAGGAACATGGTGCTTACCAAGCTATGCGAGCCGCTGGTTCGATGCTCAGGCATCACGGTGTGATGGTGGAAACAGCGGGCGACATTCAGGAATGGTTGTTCGTCAGCAGCTAGATCGAGTCCTATGGAAAGAGGTTCACAACAACCTAATTGCGGCCTCAAGGTCTTGAGGCTCTACAAAAGCCATATCCTTGAGTGCAAGAGTCTCATTCTTGGAATTAATAACCGCTGCAAGATTAGAATAGATTACCTCGGACAAAGAACCTCCCGAACTGCGAAGTCTGTTCACAATACTGTCCGTTGCAAAGATAGCTGTCTTTTCTCGCCTTGTTCGACTCTTACTTCTTGAAACTCTCTTCGCAAGGAGTCGAAGTGCCGTCTCCCTAAGCGATTTTCTTTGATCTTCGTTGAGCGCGCTGGGCAAATAGTCAGCAAAGTCAAGAAAATCATCGAACTTCTTCGCTCTGGTTGCAGCCGATACTAGATAAGTCACTATATGCTGGGTTCTCCCAAACTCCGAAATCATTCGCCTTAGCAATTCTCGTCTTTGCTCTGATCCGGGCGCGCTCTCAACGCCCTGCATCTGCAATACGATTGGAACAGCTTCGACTTCAATCCACTCAATCAATGCCCCTTCAAATTTTGTGGAATCGTCGATCTTTGTATTCTCGTTTCGTATGCAATGCCTCAAATCGGAATGTGAAAAGTCATATCCCCTCAAGTCTGCGCCGCAAAAATTTAGGTAGCGGAGGTCCGAATCCCTAAAGTCTTTGGAAGGGTCTAGCCCCGAAAGTTCGACCAGCAGGTCAAAGCGTGGATTTCGTCCGCCAAGTACTCGGTCAATCGCATCCTTTTCGTCAGCAGTCAGCATATCGTCTAAGAGCCGATTCATTCCTCTGAAATCTCGCCTCGTGAAACAACAACAACAGGCGAATTATGATTTGAGCTTTGAGAAGCCGCTTCCCGTTGGATTGCTTTCTTCAGAATTTGGGAAACAATCGCATCCTTATTTTGAAACTCACTTAATGCGCGGCTTAGTTTATTACCTCCCTTTCGAGAAACTCTGAGACTCCGCTTAGAAACCTGAACTTCGCCAATTATCTCCAAGCGGTTCCCCCCTTTCTTTCTCCTAACCCTACAGAGTCTTTCGCCAGGTATCGCGGTTCCCTCCAAAGACGAACTCTCGTCTTTGGCTGCTGACTTCGAGCCAATCTCCCAACTTTCATTTGGTCGTGCAGACACTGGTAGATATGTTTTCTTATGGGAAAGTTTCTGTTTCATTGTCCCAGTGACACGCGCCTCTCCACCGATGGTCAACCCACCTTTTTCGAGGTTTTCAATACTTGCGCCCACTTGGGACCCTAGTGCGGTAGTGGACTCATACTCGTTTTCCTCTACCACTGGCTCGAAAACATTCTCACCGTAAGAGTCACCTAGTGTAGTCTCACAGCCTTCAAGCGACAAGCGCAACGCTGCAAGCATTACGCCAACTTCATACTCCCGTTTCTCGTGTTCAAAATTCATCTTCCCAAATCTCAAACGGCAATTGATATCGAATGCACCGTCAACCTCAATTATTTCAAGGCGCAACTCTGACATTTCTGTCAATGGGTTGCGTGAGTCTGTTTTGAATTCATTGCCCAATTGAAGGTCGCCTTCTTTCATCGAACGCGTCATGTCGCAAAAGTTAGTCTAACTTGGTTGAGCATACAATCTCTCAATGCTTATGCGTCTCGATCCACTTTGACCGAAGCACCGTAGGTGGCTTCTTTAGTGCGGCCTGAGAGGCAAGTTCCTTGGCACGTTGATCGGGCCTCATCCCAATCAGCGTCTGCACCGCAAGCGCGTAGACTGTCGCGTCCAGTGTCTCTGCCCTCTTGCCGGGGATCCTCTCGAACCGGGCAACGGGCTGCCCACGCACGTAGCGCACAACGCGGCGTTCGCTGGTCAGCATCTCAAAGTACGGTGCGTCCAGTGCCTCTGAGAAGCGGATGCCCTGCGACCGTTCGATGCGCGTGAACAGGTGCGACTTCACGGAGTCTGAGCCGACCAGCCAAAGAAGCTGCCCCTTCGATCCCGACTTCTGGATCAGGGGGCGCGAGAATCCCGATACACCTTTGATGCTGACAACACGTCGCCCGAAACGTGGACGCGAGAAAGTGTGAACCAGGCCCGTATGACCCCCGTCCCCGCTATCGACGGCGCAAGCGTCAATCGCGATGATGCCGCCAAGCGGATGCGTCCAGCGCTGTTTCAGGTGCGCGTCTAGGTCCAGCCACACTGCGTCGCCGTCGATTGGTCCCCAGAAAACGCTGTGATCCAGAACAAACCACTCGCTTTCCGAGTGGCCGACTATGACAGCTTCCAGCCTGTCGTCTTGGCAATCGACGCCGCATGTCAGCCAAAGGACGTCTTCCGGCAGGGCTTGGAGCGTGAAGGCTTCGCGACGGCTGAACAGTTCATGTTCATCCAGGTCGTCACCTTCGGTCTTCCAAGGTTCGCCCAGAACCGTGTTGGTGAAAACCTGCAAGGTTTCAGGGCTTCGTTTCGCCGCAAGGAACTCCGCCGCCAGCTTGCCCCACCGGGCGTTGTGGTGAGGCGAAATTAGCGCGTTGACCTTGAATCCGGCGTGATCGGAAACGCTAGGTTCGGTCGCGACCCAACGGCCATTCGCCACCATCTGCGGTTTGAACCGTTCTTCGACAACGCACCCGTTCTTCGGACAGACCCAATGCGCAGACTGCGGTTCGCCGTCGTTCCACCGAATGTCCCTCCATGCGACTTCGCTGAAATCGCCGCAGGACGCGCATTGCACTTCATAGACCCGTTTATCCGATTGGTCATAAAGGCGGGTGATCGGCCCGAAATCGAAGACCGGCGTGGAACCTGCCAGAATGAGCCGGTCGCGATAGGTCTGCGTTCGCATGATGGCGAGGTCCACCGGATTGCCTTCGGCTGTCACCTCGAACCCGTCGATTTCGTCCATAAGCAGAATCTTCGACGTCAGGCGTCGCAGCGAACGTGGCGACCGTGCCGCCCGGAATTTGAGATTCCCGCCGGAAAACCTCTTGTCCAGAAGTGTGCTGCGGCCCGTGTCGTCGTTTTCGTCGGATAGGAGTCCGCGTAATGCAGGGGAATTCTCGAATAGCTGTTCCACGTCCACGGCGTAGTCACGCGCGTCGTCGGACGTCGGCTGCACAACCAATATGTTGCTGGGGTCGTTGGCACACTTCGCCCCGATCAATGCCGACAGGAACTGCGTGTAGCCAATCCGCGCCGACTTGATGACGCTGACTCGTTCGATTGCGGGGTCGTCCGCCGCGTCCGCGATCCCGTTCATGTAGGGCCACAAGCGCATTCGGCCCGGCGTCGCGCTCGCGGTCTGCGGCAGAAAGATGTTGCCTTCGATCCAGTCGGCTAAGGGCATGTTGAGCGGTGGCCGCAGGGCTTGCAGAGCGTTTCGCTTGACGATCTCAATTCCCATCCGTGCCTCCATCGGCCAGTGCTTCAAGAGCCGCCCTTATCTCGCTAGAGAGCGTCTCCACGTCATGGGCGGTCAGGTGCGGCAGTGCAGCCCCTACGCGGCTGGGAACGGCCAGGAGCGCCGCCCTGACGTCCCTGAGGGTGTTTGCCCATTCGCGCTCGACTTGGCCGCTGTCGAGCAAGTGCCCGGCGTCTCTGTCCGCGATCAATGCGGCCCGTCTGGCCTGTGCCTGTGTCAGTTCCAGCTTGGCGCGCCGCTGGTCTTCGTTGAGCGTCCGTTCATCCCGCCCCGCCGCCTTTTCGCGCAAGTGCGCCAAGTACGATTGGACGGTGACGGCGAAGTCCCATTTGCCGTATTCTACCGTCTGGACAACGCCGTTCGATTTCAGGTCCGTCAGGACTTGCCGCGACACGCCAAGGAACCGCATCAACTCGCCAGACGTCACAGTGTCAGGGATTGCCGACGGCGACTGCGGTGCGGGCGATGCATGGCGACGGGGGCGTTCAACTGGCCCCAGCGGCGGTGGCGACGGATAGGTCAAAGTTGCTGACATAGTTTCAGCCCTATTTGAGAATTGTTTGCAAGTAGCGAAACATCGCGGCTCCGCGACCCCGCATCACGTCCGCGTTGGGAAGGACCCATGGGGTTGAACCAGTCGCACTTTGACCGGGTTGACCCAATCACACTTCGCATTTGAAGCCTTCGACTATTGGTCGGTCTATCTCGTTCCATTTGCTCTACCTTTACTGCCTCTTTCGATGGACCGGACAACGGACACCCCCTAAGGGGTGTGTCCGTGTCTGTCCGGCTGTGGTCCCCTTGGACATTTTCCTTTGTCCAGCCGTTGTCCGGCATGTCCGGTTCCAAGTGCCGCCTGCAAAACATCCAATGGAATGAGGGGCTTAATCTTTCCGGTCGCCGTGCAAACGGACAAAACCCCATGTCCGGCCAAAGCGTCACGACACCTCTTGAACGCCTTGTCGCGGGTGTCCTTTTTGTCCGAACCGGACAAAGCCCGCGATTGATCCAGTTCAACTTTGAGGGCCTTTTCTTCCACTTCGGTTCCGCCTTCGCGTTCGAGGGTGGAACACACGACACCCATAAATGCGCGCTCCTTTGCGTTGCGCGGGCCGATGTCACAGAAGTCGTCCAGGATCGGGCGGCACAACGCCGCCGTGACAAGTTCACCGTCTTCGTCCTCGCCAAGTTCTGCGCCCTGAATCTCGAACTGAATTTCAAAGTCGCAGGGACCATTGCGGTTCTTCGACAGGTTGCCACTGACCTTTGTGCCGTTCCGGGTGAGCGCAAGCGACACGTCCAAAGCGCCGTTTAGAATGCTATGCCCACGGGGCAAGCCATCGCCCGCCTTCGTGTCGTGGTGGATCAGCACGACAGCTGCGCCCCATTTGGTGAGGTGCCGTGCCACTTTCACGACGCGCCCCATGTTGGCGGCGTCATTTTCTTCAAGTCCTGGGAACGCCATGGCAAGGGTGTCGAGAAAGATCAGCGACGGGCGCTGTTCCTTCACTGCCGCGACAAGCGCTGCAAGATCGGGCGATTCCTTGGCCAAAAGGTCGGAAACACCCGCAACCACTTGGAAGGCGGCAGCATCGCCGTATTCGTCGCGCAGCGCGGCGACCCGCATCTGCAACCCGGTTTCATCCTCAGCCGCAACATAGAAGACACCACCCTGTCTTGTGCGCTGTCCAAAGGCGTCTCTCCCCTGCGCGACCATGTATCCTAGAAGCGGTGCGATTGCGGACTTGCCAGCGCCGGGGGCACCCACAACGGTCGCCAAGTCGCGAGGTGCCAACAGCCCTTTGACAACGTAGCCCCGCTTTGGCGCGGTGGCACACTGGTCAGGCGAGATGAAGCGCAGCATGGATGGTGTCACAGGGTCCGGCGACGCCAGGTCGAGTGAACCGATTGCGGGCAGATCGTCAAAGTCATCGTCCCGCACGTCGAAAGCGGGCCACCAGCCAGCCTTGTAGGCTAGATCAAGGATCGTGCCGATTGTGACAGGCTTGGCCCGGCTCTTGCCGAAACTTTTCCACGTCCGCTTCTGGTCGCGTAGATTGAACTTGGCGCTTTGCTCGGACCATTCACACCAAATTTCGAACCCGTCTTCATTCCCGTCAAACTCATGATGAAGCGCAGCACCGACACGCAGCCAAGTGTGGCGTCCGTCAAAATCGTCAACAAAGCTTAGGGCCGACTGGATGCGGGCCAGATCGACCGGTTCGCGCGGTGGTTTGCCTAAAAGTTCGTCCAGCGGATCACGCTCAGGTTCCGCTTTTTGCAGCCGTGATGCGTCCACCGATGCCGCGAAGCCAAGACTGAGCAAAGGCACGTCCGGTTCGCGTTCCCAGCGGTAAATGCCTCCACTTGGATGTGTACTGCCAGCGGCAACGACATAACCGCCCTGTCCCTTGATTTCGATTTCCCACGCGGGTTTGCCGTCGGCTGTTTCCCGGTCGCTACGGGCCAGCTTGGCGCTGCCGAGGGGGTGCGGCGTGAACACTAGGATATGCCGCCCGGTGCCGCTGCCAGAGATGGCGATTGGATGCTCTGTGTAGTTCGGCAAGATGAGGGCCAGCGTCGCGTAGGCTTCCGCCTCGGAAGCAGGGTCTCTTATGTCCAGATCAATCCAGGCTGCGTAACCCGCCGGTGTCTTGTCGCCACCACGCAACCCAACGTTCTCACCGGGCCTATGCGCTGCGGCAAAGCTGTCGAAGTCGTAGCCGCGCGTCTGCCAGCCTTTCTCAATTGCTCCCTTCTCACGCACTGCAACGCGGACTGGGCCAATGCCCAATTCGACCAGATTCTTGCATTCTGCCAGAGGGTTAGGGCTGCATTTTCCTTGCCCATTGGGGCTGCTTTTGGTATTGCTGCTCATGTCGATTTTCCTTTCACGCTATCGACGCACTTCCTCACTCAGCCCCGTTCCGATTCCATCTCGGGACGGGGTTTCTCTTTTCTTTCGCCATGTTTTGGTAGGTCGAAGACGTGAGCCTGATACTTCGTCGGCTCGCCCTAAAGGATAGCGGAATCGTACCGGCCAATCCACTGAAATGGTGGGACAAAAATCCTGAAAAACCCTGTAAAACTGTGAAGCGAATCGAGTGTCCCACTCTCCGCAAGTCACTGAATACAATGCGAAAGTGCAGCCCCCTACGGGCTGCCACTTTCTCCTGTAAGTGATTGAAATTACAGAGAGAAACGGGACGGCGGCATCTCGTTATACCTTTCCTTATACGCATGGCTGAAATCTACCGGCTTGAGATTCCCCATGTCTCATCGTCCATCGGCCAATCGGGATCAAGATCAACGCCAGCCGGTGCATCGCCATCGAAGTAAACGCCGTTGTGTCCGCCTACCTTGCGCCCTGCATCAGCTATCGCCCACTGTAGATCGGGCACCCACAGGCCATCGCGGACAGTGACGCTATAGACAGCGCAAGCCTTAGAGTCGCACCAAATGGTTTCAAGACGCCGCTTCATGACCGGTGTGAACGCTTCCACAATGCGCATCATTGCGGCAGTCTCGGCTACAGTGTCATAGGTGCTGGACAGAAGGCTGCCCTTGTCTGTCATGGACGGGATAACGATGAAGCGACCATCTTTTTCGCACAAGAAAGAATAATATCGTCCTTCTTTGTGACAAACCACTTGGAATTTGCGCTTCTCAGCAGAATTCTGGCGTAGAGTTATGACACTGGTAGGCTTTGGCAAGGAGGAGAACATGCCGACGTACTCCGTAGAATACAAAGACAAGGATGGAAACACAAAATACAAGTCGATATCCGCCGAATCTGAGGAAGACGCGAAAACCTCTTTTTGGCGCACGATGGGAAGAATTGCGTCAGCTATTACGATTTTGTCCATCTTCTTACCAAAACATTAGGAGCAAAGCAGATGCCGCGTAGAGGAACATTCACTCTTGAGACTGCGTCTGGCGAAATTGAATTTCGTGACGCTTACCATACATCAGACATCGACGATTTTGTTAACCTTGTTGAAAATGACAAATTCCCTATTGTCTTGGGCGGGAAGGCCGCAAAAATGTTTCTGAGAGTGCATGACCATCGACGGGAACAAGGATTATTTGGCCCCTTGATGGGAGGTTTGTCAAAAATATTGTCGCTAGGGAGTGACCGAAAGTCCTCGTTGGGCGGTATTGCAAATAAGATGTCAAGCCATTTGCTCAGCGACGATTTTAACTTCGATGAAGATCAGTTGGCGTTTGTTTCAGCGTGTGATTCTGTGATGCAAAGCTGTGAGTTTCATTACTTTGGTGATCGTACTGGAGTTGTGATGGCGGAAAGATAGACTGATAAGGTTTATGGGAAAGTGAATTATTTCTGCATCTTAACAAGAGGGCAGAGTTTGCGAAATAGTACTTTTGCCCTGCATACGCCTCCTATGCCGAGTGGCAAAAGTTCGCTCCTTACCAATTGCTGGCCATGCATTACAGGAACTACATTTCAGATACAATACTGGAATAAACCTCACTTCCGCAAGTCAAAAATATAACCGTCTCTCAGGAATGGTTTGCTGGCAACTTATCGCAATCTTGCCCAACTATACTTTTCGTATGCACGTCGATTTTTGAGCTTATGCTTACAAAAACTCGTCAGTTAAATGCTGGGGGTAGCCGGGCTGTTGCATTGCCCATACCGGTGTACCTGCCTCGGGTCCCATACACCTCTCTAGGGCATTCCCCGCTGACGCGGGCCTCTCCATCCCTCCACCTCAAGCCTCTGAGCACGCCTCTCTGCGCCTCTGCGGGCATGCGCGCCCATGGGTTTGGCTGGCTAAAATCCGCCTAGCAACATGTATACAGAGCCGATCAAGACGATTGCGACAAAGGACGTGGCGAGTTGCATGGCTGGGATTCCTCTTACAGCCGCGTCAGCGGTACGCCCGCGTTAGCGGGCACGATCATGATGCAGCTTTGTTATCAGAGAGGATGCGATATACCGATGCCACACCGATCTTTGCCACCGCCGCAATTTCACTGGCCTTCATGCCGCGCGCCTTGAGTGCCAGCACGTCATCTGTCTTGGCCCGTGCGGTCGGTGCGCGGCCCTTGTATTTCCCGTCTTGCTTGGCCTTAGCGATACCTATGGCGCGGCGCTCTGCCAGCCTGTCACGCTCAAATTGAGCGACCGCACCCATCAAACGCATAAGAAGCATCTGACCGGCGTCAGCCGGGTCCAGCGGCTTGTCTGATACGTCTGGCAGGTGCCAGACCACGCCGGAGTCTGGCATGTCGTTTATAGCGGCGTCAGCCGCTGCAAGGTCACGAAAGGCGCGGTCTAGCTTGGCCGCACATAGACAGACCGAGTCATTTTTCTTGGCATGTAGCATGGCCTCTTTCAGCATCCGTTCAAAGACGGGTCGCGCGTTGCGGGTCGACTCTTCCTCTTTGAAAAATCTGGTGCATCCCATCTTTTCTAACTTGGCGATCTGGTCAGCCCATCCCGCCGCCTGTTCCTCTTTAGATACGGACACCCGCACATAGCCCCAACGTTCCATCATCAACTCCATTTTATCACATGATTCTTATACCTATGATAGTCTATTAATGAGGTGGAATCCAAGTCCTTTTGATAGAGTTTGAGGCTAGATTCTCACTTATCTTTGGAGACGTACCTATTGGTAGACATAGGTGAGCCGGTTCCGCTCGCTCACGTGCTCAAGCCCATGCTTTAACGCGTGTGTGCCCGCATGTGTCCGTGTGAAAGCGCAGACGCGTCGGCGCCAGAGCTATAGAAAAATCGAAGAAACGTAACAACACGCGCCCGTCAAAAGTGGCGAAAGACGTGCGTTGTGCCGAACGCCAAACGGTGGTCTTGTAAGCACATGGAAGCTCTCGAAAACCTTCTACAACTTCCCTACCAAACCCTTGCGATCTTGGTCGCGGGATACCTGTCTTATCGTCTGGCGTATACAGGTCGGGACACGACGCACCGGACACTGGACACGCTGGCGATTGCGCTGGTGTTTGCATTCGTGGCGCAGGCCGCGTCAGCGGGCCTATTGATCCTCTATAACTGGAAGTATCCGGTGCCATCGGGCGGCGAATTGCCGTTGTGGGCGGGGTACGGGGCAAGCGTTGGCGGTATCATCTTTGCGCTGTTGGTCGCTGGGGTGTGGCGGCGGGTGAGCGTGAGCGCCGTTCCTGAGCTTCTGCGGAGTGCTGGCATATCATCGGCGGATAGAAATACCGCCGCGTGGGAAACCGTCATTAATCGCGAAGACTCCGGCCCTTCCCAAATAACGGTCGTCAAGAAAGACGGCACGACGCTGCAATGCGAGCGATTAGACGACTTCAAGAAAGCGCCGTTCGGTCCAATGATCTTGGGGCAAGACGGGTCGATAGCGATGTATGTAACCGATTATCGCGCGGCTGAATCAGATGAATGGGAAAAAGTGGACCCGTCGCACGGCGATTGGGGACCGGAAATCACCATCATTCCGGCAGGTGAAATCTCAGAGGTACGGATACGCCATGCACCTTCACTTCTTGGGCGGTGGCGGCGCAGACGGGGCGCTGGGGATGGGTCTGGCGTTGTCGGGGATGTAGACGGGTCCGCCCCCTGACTGTGAAAGGACGCCTGACTGCTCTTCGAAGTGCATAGCGTTACCTCTTGGTTGGCGGTGGCGAAGACGGGGCCGCAGGCATGGGCCGGGTGTTCGTTCCCGGACTCGGGCGGGAAGGTGGCGTTGTAGGACGCGGCGGAGTCTGAGGTGCTGACGGCTTTCCGGTCATAGGTCTACCTTTTCGGCTTGGGAGGTGGTGACGATGCCGGTTTGCTGGCAACAGGTTGCTGTGACCTTTCAACGACAACTCTAGCGGTGGATGGTTTCGACGGCGTGTCTGACATGTTCTACCTTTTGGGCTTGGGTGGTGGCGGTGTTCCGGGCGCAGCGGCACGGGGCTGTTGTGATCCTTGCACCCGCACTTCGCCCCGCTGACGCGGTACAGGCTTGGGCTTTGGTGGCGGGGGTGCAGGTTTCTTGGCCATGCTCAGCGTTTTGGTTTAGGAGGCGGTGGCGCGGTCGGTGCGCTTGCCATCGGCTGTTGCGAGTTGATCGAAACACGCGAGTAATCCGGCTTGGCTACCATCATCTCGATTTGCTCAGCCTTGGTTTCTTCTTTGCTCATGTACGTGCCCCTCAGACTCGGCTGTAAGTCAGAACATAAAGAAAACATCGCCTCGCTTCCAGCATGATCTGACCTAGGGGCACCTGCTTAGCACACGATGTTGAGTGCTGCCATAGATTTGCGAAGTGATATGCCGCGTAGCGGCGTCATTTATTGCGGAAAACGACGTCCAAACGAAATAATTGACTAACGCCGGAATAATTTCATCATCGCGGCGCGCGGCTACCGTGACGCCCTTCTTTGCCTCTCTTTGAAGTATTCGATTGGCCATTCGGTCGGCGTGAATATCTCATGGAAGTCTCTATCAATGTTGCCCGCCATGCGTGTGAGCAAGCCGACAAGTCTATGGCCGTTTTCGCGGGTTTCTCGCAACAGGTTTCCAACTGTCGCGTTTTCATCGCCGCTTCTTTCGACATATCGACCGTCAATTACGCCCGCGTTGTGCTCGAAAACATGCCTACGTTCCATCATCAACCGAATGAATCGAATATCCTTGTCGGCAATTCCCTTTAGCGGGTTGAGGTCAAAAAAGTCTTTCAGCCTTTTGAACGTCTCAGACTCGATATCGTGGAAAACCAGCCTAGACAGGGCTTCTTTGCGAGCGGGTTTCATTGGTACGCGGCGCGTAAGCTGGGTAGCAAAATCCCGACAAGCCGCATCGAATGCGGATACGCTTTGACCTACGGCGGCATCTGCACGCACTTGTCCGTCATTCAGTGACTGCCGAATTTCTTCCAGACGCGCGCTAAGCATCTGGAGATTATTACGCGATCCGCATGCGGCGCAGTAGCCATAGAGGCCCCGGATATCGTTAAACTCACCGCACCGGTCGCAATTGTATCGCGTCTGTTGAGTCTGTGACGCATAGTAGAAGTCAGGCTTTGGTTCGTCTGCGGTCTGCCGGACAAGGCTTTCCATGTCGATCTCAACTTGCCGCTCAGTCCCTTTTTCGTCGGGCGCAGAAAGTTCTTCCTCAAGCCGCTCTGCGAGATGCGCAAGAAACCTTCTTTGCGCTGGTGTAAGAAACTGGAACGCAGCCGTTCTGAGGCCGCAGTAAGGGCAAATCTGGGGGTAGATTGCTGTGTGGTTTCCATTGCGGAAGTAGCCGCCGCACTGCGGGCACTGATGGCCCCAGCACCCCAGAGAGTCAGAACCAAGAATTGCCGGGACACAACCTTCCGGCGGAGGTGGGTCGAAGGGTTGTCCGATCCCGCCCAATTTGAAATCAGAAACCGGGATTCCATGCGGAAGCAAAATATAGACGCCTACGGCGGTCATCGGCCCTGGACTGCGCCCAACTATTCCGAATGCCGCCCCTTTTCGCCCTTCGTCGTCGGTGGCAATGTTGATCGTTGTATTAGCCCCGCAATGGGCGATCTCTTTGAAGTCTTCGTCGTAAAACGCCATCGCCTGCCCGGTTCATTGTCTGAATCTGGTGTATCTGCCGACTGATAGTAGCGTGTCCGGGATGCTTGGGCCATCGGTGACGTGGTGACGATGACGAAACATCGTCACCGCATCGTCACCACGCGTAATATACTGATATATATAGGTAAAATTTCAGGTTGGTGACGAATGACGATGAAACGGGGTAGGACGCCCCCGCTAGGTAAAGAAAAACTATTTTTATTACTGAAAGAAAAACATGCTGGAATTACCAAGTTGAGTGCAGAAAAAAGAAAGGGGCACATGTGCTCCTCTTTTCGCAGACTGACTACATGCCCGCTACGCGGGGTAGCCTCTTGCTCGCAACCTACCGGTCACCTGTCGGCGAATTCCTACCGCACCCGCCAATCCAATCGCCATGGTTTGCCGTGCTTATCCTTCTCGCCTGACACAAGCGCGACATTGATGAGTCCGCTGTCAGGGTCCGCCACTTCAAATACCCGGTTTGCCTCGCCGGATAGGAAGCGCCCTAGCGAAGTCGGATCGAAGACACGTTCGCCGTCCAGCAACCGCTTCTTGACCCTATCCAGTGTGAGCGCGTGAGCATCACAGAAGGCTGCCAGAGCGCCCGCGTACGCGGGGTCACCCAAGACCGGCTTAGGCAACAAGGTGTCGTCGTACCAAGCCTGTATGAGCGTCTGTATCGGGTCGTCTTCATCCGATGACGCGTAGACCTTGAGCTGGTCGCGGTTGCTCTGAAAGCCTATCCATCCTGCCGCTTCCAAGACGCCACCGATGACGTTGGACCACGGCACAAACGACTGGACGGAAGCGCTGCCATTGGATTGCCCCTTCACAATCCAGTTCTGGACTAGCGTGCAAAGTGCCCACATCAAGCGCCCCCGGTTGCCCGCCATCCAACCTTCAAGGTCCGCATGCTTGAACTCCTCTGGCGCGCGCTTCTCGGGGTTGGGTACGCCCGCGTCCAGACGGCAGAGGCTCAGCCGTCGCACCAGTTCTTCCGTGAAACGTGGGTTGTTACCGGTTATCGCGACACTGGCGTTATTGGGCACGCTGCGTTCCTGTGAGCGGCCTAGCACGCGGTCAGTGAAAGTCGTGCTGGTCAGGAGCGCAGCCAGAACCGGGCTGTCTACCGTGCCCTTCACGTTGTCAAAGAGCATGATTGCCGTAGACGCGCGCAAAGCAGAGAAAAACGCCTTACGGCGTTCGTCTTCATCTTTGGGGAACGTGGGCCGGGTGGACGTGTTCCCGAAAAGCAGGATTTGTGCGGACTCGATCAACTTGGTTGCACCATTGCCAGCAACGGGCTTCGTTACCAGAAGCGCAGGCATAGGGCTACGCCCTATCAGCGCGCGGCATGGCGTCTGCAAGACCCATCCAAGGAAGTTCAACATGGAAGGCGGCGGGGCCTTCACGATCTCACCGGGCATGGCTTCTGCCACGCCCATCGCAACTTCGATCTCGCGGCGGGTGTAGCCGTCAAAGGGGAAGTCACCGAGCCATTCTACGATTAGGATGCGTGCGGCCTCTGCCATATCATCTGGGGAAGGTTCCGGGCTGACGCCCGCCATCATGAAACCCTCTGGCGGCGCATAGAACGTATACGCGGAAGGCTGATACCCCGGTTGATCCAGCAAGTTGCCAGCGCTGTCGAATGCTGGTGATACCGTAACCCGCTCAAGGAAAGGCAAAGGCAAGTTTGGCTCTGATAGCAGGTGGTCCGTCACTTCCAGCGGGGCGGGAACGCCACGCAAGCTATCATCGCTCTGAGAAACTGCCCATGGCACCGCTTCTGACAAATGCCGCCGGAACGCATTCCGGCTCGCAATGTCTAGTAGCGTCTCGCCAGTTTCGAGCACATGGTTCACTTGGGCAAGTTCTGTCCCATACCGAAAGAGCGCCGGTTTGTCATTGTGAGCATCGGCCAACCCTTCCCGCCCCGCGTTTACTTGGTCAAGAAATGCGGCTTGATTGACGACACAAAAACCCGCCTTCGCGGCGTCGGGATTGTTTTCCTTACGTTCGCGGCCCCAAAGGTAGTGCTGCGCGACTTCGCGATGTTCTTTCAGGACTTTCTTACTGACCGTCTTCCAGCCTTTGTTGATCCGGTCGAAAACGTCATTGAAGTATTGTTCTTCAACGCGCGCCGAAACCATACCGGCAATCAATTCGCGAAGTTGCAGCGCCGTAGGCGGCTTCCCGGTTTGCCATTCGGCTATCCGTAGGAGCGCGTCAGCGTGCGTGATCTTCCGCCCGCGCATTCCCTTGAAGGCGACTTCATCCGAGTCATGCTTCATCATCATCCGAGCGCCCGATGAAAGCTTGTTCAAGGCGGGGTCGTTCCGGTTGAGCTCTGCGAACGGGTTTTTGAAGTCGCTGCCCGTGTCATGTTTCGCAGGCGTAGCGCGTGGCCCCGCCTTCGCGTCCGCCCGAGCCTCTGACTTTGGAGAAGCTTTGGTTGTGTCCGCCACCACTTCCAAATTTGGTCTGAGACGGTTCCTTGGCTTAGCCGGTGTTACATCCTTCCGACTTTGGCGGGAAAAGGGGTCATCGGCAGGCTTGTCGGCCCGTAGTAGAGCACTCAAGCCACTTTGATTCTGGTCTTTCATTGCTGGCCTTTACGATTTCTTAGCACCGGTCGCGTAACCTGTGCAGGATGATGTAATTTACCCCGGTGCGTTTGCCTTTGCGTACCGGGGTCTTTTTGTGTTTACTGAGATTTGCTTTAGGAATTGCTAACTCGCGACCTAAAACATTGAAGGCAAATCGAAATTACTATGCGCTCACAGATAGACTGACTCGAAACACGCGCCCGTCCCGCCCTTCACTCCGCCCCGATGCATTGCCAGCGGTTCGCAGAAACTGCGGACATACTGCGCCAGTTCCTCAGTCGAAAACTGGGAGTGGTGGTGGGACATGACGTAAGCGGTAAGCTCGCCCACATCGTCACAGATGACCGCCGTCGCGGGGTCACCGTGGATGTTGACCCGCAAAGGGAACGTGATGGACGCGCCGCCCTTCTCCATGAGTTCGGCGGTGGCGCGGTCCAAGCGCAATTCAATCATTCGCGTCCCTCTAGATTGGAGTTTGCCCATTCAATTGCGCCGCTATCGAGTTTGTAGCGGATGCGTTCATCGTCCGCCCATACGGTTGTACCGTTGCGTTCAAATGGCATGGCCCCGCAAAGCTTGGCGGCGCTCAGGATCGTGGCGCGGTCGGTCTGAAAATGGGTTCTGAGACTGTCCCCGTCATAGGCGACACCGGGCTGGCACCCGGCGGCGAAGTCCCGTTCGGTCAGAAGCGCAGACGCTACCGCCGTCACCTCCGGCAACGTCTCAGGGGCGAAGGCAAGGATACGCGCAAGTTCCGCGCTACGCGCGTCTGCCGCTGTCTGTGGCGTAGCTGGTGCGTCAAACGCTGCCAGTAGTGCGAGATATCGGGCCGATTGTTCGGCCAAGTTGGTATCGAAGGGAGGCATTTTAGATTCTCATTTCGTGTCGCTCCTAGTCGGGGTCGGAAGGTTGATAGGAAGCGCGGGAAGGCGTCGGCTTCCTTCCCGCGTGATGGTGATCAACCCAAGATCACCGGCTTTCGCGGTGGAGAAAGGTCCGCGAATTGATCGTGCCACTTACCGGCAGGGGTTAGCTGCCATGACACGTCACTTTCGCCCTTGCGTCAGTCATGAGCACCTGACGCCGCACCATGCGAAAAGGGCGGTGAAGGTCGTTAGAGTAACGTGGACAGCCATACCCATGCTGCCCCGTCGAAAGCATAGAAACGGCTCTGGTCTTGGACGTAGGCAATCCATCCCTCTTTCGGAGGATAGAAGTACCATGCGCCGCCGTAGTAATAGGCGACGGAGTTTGCTTCACCGGCCCAAGCGCCGGTAGGAGAAGAACCCACGATGTACGTGTCGCCGTTAGAAGGCGATCCCGGCGGAGCCGAGAGGTTGCGATCAATGCAGCTGAGCTGCGCCAGCGCGTCTAGGCCCAGTGTAGCCTCATTCGCCGTAACGTGCTTCTGAGCCTGACTTGCCGCGATCAACGGCAGAGATAGATTAGGCGTCAC